GAGGAGCTAAAGGGATATGGATTCAAATGAGACAGTCATTCGTGACCGAGAAATTCTGTTTTTGAAGGCACAGAAAATTCGTCGACGTGGTCTCTGTGCTGAAAGCTTTGAGAGTTTCTGTCGAAAGGTTTGGCAAGACAAAATAGAAAACATCGGCGCTGATGATTTCAAGCGCATATTGACGCTTGTTTGGGGCGAGAAATGAAAGATCTCAAGCTCTACATCGAAAGCGTCGTCACCGAAGAGTTGGCGATTCAACTCAAGGAAAGCTCTGGCAAAGAGCCTTCCAAAGAGCAGATCGATGCGACCTTTGACCTTCTAAAGACCGCTATTGAGCGCACGAAGTTTTCTGGCAAGGTGTTTGTTGCTGGTGGTGCCGTGCGTGACATGGTCATGGGGCTTGACCCAAAAGACATTGACCTTGTCGTGGAGCTTGAAGAGGGTGGCATTAAGTTTGCTGAGTTTCTTGCTCGCAAGCTTGGCATCTACAAGGCCGGCTCAAACCCAGTTGTCTTTCCTAAGTTTGGAACCGCAAAGGTTCACTTCGACGGCTTCGTCTACAAGGGGATTCCTCTCGACGGAGTGGACGTAGAGTGCGTGCACACCCGCAACGAAGAGTACACCGACGGTTCCAGAAAGCCCACGACCAAGTACGGCACGATCAAGCAGGACGTCTTTAGGCGTGACCTGACGATCAACTCTCTTCTTATGGACATCATGTCTGGTAAGATTGTTGACCTAACTGGCATGGGTCACGACGACATTTCCAAGGGAGTAATCAGGACGCCTTCAGAGCCCGACAGAATCTTTACCGAAGACCCGCTCAGACTTATGCGTGCTGTAAGGTTTGCGGGCAGGTACGACTACTCTGTGCCTGACTTCATGGCAGACTCAATTCGCAAGAACGCAGACCAGCTAAAGATTATTTCTAGAGAGCGCATCCGTGAAGAGCTAGAGAAGATTCTTTCTGGCGCCAATCCAGACGTTGGAATCAGGTTCTTGTACGACCTGAACTTGATGCCCTACATCCTGCCTCAGATTGCGCAAAACAAAGAGCAGTCTGTTGAAGCTGCAAAACAGGGCGACGGCTTCATGGGCAAGCTGTTGCTTATGCTCAAGAACGTCCCTGCAAAGAGCGCCGTAAAGGCAGCAAGAAACCTCAAGATGTCCAACGACGAAGTGGACGTGCTCGGGTCGGTCATCGGCGCAATGCAGTCCATTGCAAAGGATGGAAGCTCTGCGAACATCCTCAAGGTGGGCTCAGACATGTTTCAGGAGGGGCACGGAGACCACTTCGGCTACATCCGACCCATCGACAAGCAAGTGCAGCAGCTTGAGCCCTTCTTTTCAAAGGGTCCGGTGCAGCACGTGACGCCCAACGAACTTATGCAAAAATTTGATCTAAAGCCCGGACCCATTCTCGGGAAGCTTCAGGCCCTACAGAAGAACCTCTGGTACAACAACCCCAGGATTACCAGAGATGAAGTAATGCGCAAGATTGAACAAGAACTATGAACAGAGGCAAAAGATACAAACAACCTATCGAAGAAAGTTGGTTGCGACAAAAATATTGGAATGAAAATCTGAGCCTTCCAAAAATTGCCAAACTCTTAAATTGCTCTACAGGCAGAATTCATACGGCTATGAAAAAGTATGAAATTCCGACAAGAGGAATTTCATCTTCCCTGACAGGTATTGACTATGGCCCACGGTCTTTGGCGTTTAAGAAAAACTTGTCCGAAAAAAGGCGAGGAAGAAACAATCCCTTTTTTGGAAAAACTCATAGTGAAGAATGGAAAATCAAGCGCAGCAAAGAACAGAGTGGGAAAAATCATCCCATGTGGGGTAAGTTTGGAGCAGAGCACCAACGTTGGATTCCTCCTGAAAAACGTAAAACAAAACTTTACATGCAGATCAGAACATGCAGGCTTTATAAAGCCTGGAGAAGTTCAGTTTACGAAAGAGACGAATATGTTTGTCAAGCATGTTCAGACTCTTCTGGCGGCAATCTAAATGCCCACCATGTCGTCTCTCTTTCTTTTCTGGTTAAAAAGAATTCAATAAAAACTTTAGAAGATGCAATCAAATGCAAAGCTTTGTGGGATATTTCCAATGGGCAAACGCTTTGTTTAGATTGTCACAAACAAACGGAAACCTACAGACATGGATAATGAAAATAGCATCGAAGGTCTTACAAGCCTAACTCCAAAACAGCTCGAAAAAGAAGTTCAAGAAAGAGTAAAAAATTTCAACGGAATCATAGACAGTCTTTCAACTGCGCATGATAAAAAGAAAGAACTTTGGCGAGAAATTTATCAGAACGCAGTCCTAGATCGCCGCAACGCCTACATCATGTTTACTGACCTGTACACCAAGGTGCACGGCATGGGAACAGAGCATGCCATTCACGGACAGACCTTGTCCAAATACATGGAAAGGCTTACTAAGTCAAACGAACAACTAATTAAGCTTGCCGAGATTATCGACGACGCTGTCGCTGCAGATGAAGACGACTTGCTGCAGGACGAAGACAGTGTGTATGATCAACTAGAAGGCAACAACGAAAGCTGACGTGACTCAGGACCTTAAAAAGCTCATAAATGTGACGGTGGAGTCGGTTCTTCGTGAGGGCATTGCCCACATTGAAGACTTGAAGCCACAGGCTCTCCTTGACTTTTTGAGTAACTGGAACCTTGACAAAGAGACATTTCACGTCTCTGAAAAGGTGGACGGCAACTTCTTTGGCTTTGGCCTAGACAACGGATCTTTCTATGTTCGGTCCAAGAACAAGAGGTGGTCAAGCCCAGACGAGATCTCTAATCTGTTCTTCATGCAGAGCTTTAAAGACTATTTCAGGCTGCTGGAAAATATTCCGCTTGCTGAAATTGTGGGACAACTTGCCCGGCAATACAACTTTACGTTCAACGGGTCCATCGACATTGGTGGAGAGGCTATTCCCTCCTATGATCACAACATTGTGATCTATGACGAAAAGAAGATTGGCGACGGCATCTTCGTCATCTTCGACACCATCATAGAGGGCGAAACTTTTAACAACCCAAACTTTTGGGTTGACCTCGCCAAAGAGATGAACAAGCACACGTCTGTCAAGGTGTATGCTGTGCCCAAAGTTGACTTGTCTAAGCTTGAGTTTAACAACGACCTTGTTGTCTCTCTCAAGGACATCATAGAGAAGCACGGAAATTTTCTAAAGAAGCCTGCAAGAAAGCCCGAAGAGAAAGAGCTCAAGCAAAAGCTTCTAGCTGCAGTAAAAGAAATTGGAATGTCTGCGAAGCAACAGGTTTTTCAAACCAAGTTTAAGTCTCTGTTTGGAGATGAATATGAAGGGCTGGTGCTTGCTGCCCCCGACGGTCAACTCGTCAAGGTTGTCGAGAAAGACAAGTTCAAAGCCCGAAAGGAACAGAATTGGCACTTCATCGACAAGCTGATTGCTGCTCAAAGAAACTTCAAGAAGGCTGTCAAAGCAGACCCGCAGACCATCAAGCGAGAGCTTGTGAAGTGGGAGCGAGAGCTTGGCATGATCAAGAGAGACTTCGCCAAGAACAAAGACAAACACATCACGATCCCAAAGAAGGGCGAAGACACGGAGAAGTCTATTGAGCTAGATGAAAAGGTCATTCAAATGATGAAAGACATGCTCGCCGAAATGTCTCCAGATGAAGTGGTTGCAAAGTATTTCAACAAAGAGATTGTGCCAGAAAGCAAGCAGCTGTTTGAATCGGCAGTTTCTCTAATAAAAGAAGGTGGCGGTGCTTTCAAAGAAGTCAACTCGGTAGTTCCTAGAGAGCTTCTAGAGGTCAACATCCGACATGCGCTAGAACAAGCTGGCATGGGAGACCTAAAGTACGAACTTGTAGGAAACGTCAACAAACCTTTCCTTGGGGACATTGACATAGCAGTTGACAAGAACCAGATGCTTCAAACCTATGGCATGTCGGAAGAAGGATTCTGGGAAGAGCTTGGTGATGTGATCAAAACCGATCACAGGATCATCAAAAACCTAAAACAGTTTCACTTGCTAAGCGAGCTTGTTGATAGTTCAGGCAAACCTACCGCAGCTATTTCACCTAGCGGCGAACAAAACGACGAACAGGGATTCATTCAAATTGACGTCTTTGTGGGCAACCTCGGGTGGATGAAGAGCGTCGTGTCTGGTGCGCCTTCGGACAGCAAGTACAAAGCTGTCTTCAGGAACCTTTTGATGGCTTCAGCGTTTTCGATAATCAGGTGGCCCAACAAGTCAAACCCAAATCTATACAACAAGCTTGTGGCAGATCCCAGAGAGGGCTTCAAGCTTGTACAGAAGCAAAAGGGCACCACGGCACGGGACAAGAAGGTCAAAGAGAGACTATTTTCCGTAGACCCAGACGTTGTGACGCAAATTCTTTTTAACAAGTCTGTCAAGTGGGATGACATCGACTCCTTTGAAAAGTTTTGGGCCCTGTTCACAAGTGACCAATTTAGATTCAAAAAATTTCGCCCCGCCATCGTTGAGGAATTTAAGAAAACTCTAATTAAAGCCAAGAAGGACATCCCTTCGGAACTAGAGTAAGCTTAAACAACAATGAGTAGAAGAGGCATTAACGCTCAGCGCCGCTCTGTTGGTGGTGACACGACAAACCAAGTCGGTGACGACCTACAACATGCGCAGACTTCTAGCACGCCGCCTATGTTGCAGCGTGCGGTTGTTCTTGACGTCATAACAGATCCGGACTTGCTTGAGGAAGAAGAGCTAGACGCTCTGTCTGAAGTTGTCAGCAACGGAGAACTGATCGACGTCATGCCGTCAAATTCGGTTATCGCACGTATCACGTCCGGTGGTTCAGGTGAAGGCGCACAAGCGAACATCATTCTGTTTCCGTTCTTTAGCAGTCACACGATGCAGCCTGTGCAACCTGGCGAAACCGTCTACGTTCTGTTTGAAGACTACAAGGAAACAGGTTCTGCTCTTGGCTACTGGTTTACCAGGATTCACACGGCTCGAACAGTTGAAGACGTCAACTATACACACCTTGACAGACGATTTGATGCCACCACGAATCCACAAAACTATTCAACAGAAGAGCGTGACAGGATTGCTTCTGAAGGCAAGGAGTTCACGGGCCCTGGATTTCCTAATGGCGGCGGTACAACAGAGACAAGGACTCTAGAGCCCGACACCGAAGCTGATGTGGTGGAAGAGCCCTACGAACAGATCAAGACGCAATCCAAAGCATATTCAGAGTCGGTCATAGAACCTGTGCCAAGGTGGCGCAAGCGACCACAAGAGCACGTCTTTCAGGGAAGCAACAACACTCTAATCTTTTTGGGCAGAGACCGTGGCGGCCCTGTTGTTAACGACGACGACGCACGCAAAGAAGCAGGAACCATCGGCATCATTGCAGGGCGTGGAAGACTCACCACGTACAACAAAGAGACACAAGAAGAGGTTCCCGAAGGCACGGCACCCAGAGTAATCAAAAACACTCGGGACGAACTAGAGACAGACAAGGCTCCATATCGCAGAGGGTTCCGCCGCAGGGACAACCCTATAGAGGGCAACCCTGACTTCATCAACGACGCTGCTATGAACTTTGTCACAATGCAGTCTGAGATTGACAGGCGCTTTGGCCTGAAGCTAAACCCCACGGACAGTCTTGAGCTTCCAGACATTTCGGGCAACGGCACATTCAACAGATCTCACTACGTTGGTAAAGCAGACCACGTTCGCCTTGTTGCCCGCAAGGACGAAGAACACGGAGTGGCTGGCACTGTTCTTCTTGTTCGTGAAGGTGAGCCAGATGAAGACCTTGGATACTTCTTTATTGATGACAAGGGACAAATCCAGATCGAGGCCGTCAAGATCTACCTGGGTAGAGCTACAAACGAGAACGAGCCCTATATCAAGTGGACAGAGTTTGACAAGACCGTAAAAGCGCTCCAAGCACAAATAGATACGATGGCAGGCAACATGAGTCTGGCCATTGGTAACTTGGGTGCACCAATCCCGACGCTGGCGCCAACCCAAGGCCAGATTGCTGCAAACAAGGAAGCTGCAGCTAGCGCTGTCATAGCAAGCAAAAGCATGAAGATTTTTGGAGAATAAACAAACCGCCGTTTTTAGTGAATCTTGATACTTAAGATTCATGGCTATTAGCTTCAAAGATGTCGGCACGCTAGCAGACGACAGAGCGAACGACGTTCTAACTCGTAATCGCACAACAACCGCCATTGGAATCAAGACTCCACTAGAGCTTGACCCACATGGCCCTGAGTTGTTTGTGATGCACTACGACATCAAAGAGCAGGTCAGCGACAACCTGCGCAACCTTCTCCTTACAAACCACGGAGAGAGGGTAAACCAGTATACTTTTGGAGCTAACATTAGGCCGCTTGTCACTGAATACACCAACAAGGACAACTTTGACAGCGAAGCCATGCTGCGCATCAACACTGCAATTCAGAAGTGGATGCCCTTTGTTAATCCCATTGAGTTTGACTCGTCGACGACACGAAACATAAGCACGTCGGTGGCCAAGGTCAGACTGCTGGTTGTTTATGCTGTGCCCGCACTAAATATCACCAGGGATCAACTCGAACTAGAAGTCAGTGTGATATAACCTATGCCGATCTCATCAAAAAAAGAAATCCTAAAAGTCCTCAAGCAGCGCAAGTATCTTAACAAGGATCACGACGGCTTCAAGGCAGACCTCCTTGAATATGCTCGTACACACTTTCCTAACAACGGACGTGACTTCTCTGAGACAAGCCTTGGCGGCCTGCTTCTAGAGTTTGCAGCATATGTTGGTGACGTTGACTCGTTCTACCTGGACCACCAGTTTCATGAGCTGGACATCAACACGGCTGTTGAAAACAAGAACATTCAGGCACACTTGCGTAGGGCTGGCGTCGACATCGTTGGCTCTTCTCCTGCTGTTGTAGAGCAAACTATGTTTATTGAAGTTCCCGCAACAGGAAACCCTCCGGTTCCTAGCACCGTAGCTTTACCTATCATTCACGCAGGAACTGTCGTGCCTGCAGAGAACGGCGTACAATTTGAACTCGTAGAAGACCTTGACTTCAGGGACACGGACGCAGACGGAAACCTTGAAGCCCGTATTTCTGTTGGCAAGACAAACGCCAGCAACGTGCCCACAACTTTCATCCTGTCAAACAACCCTACAGATCTAAAGGGCACTTGCATCTCAGGCTTCAGAGCCGTTGAAACTTTTTCTGTGGGAGCCTTTGAGCCCTTCAAGAAATTCACGCTGGCCAAGGAGAACGTCACCGAAATCATTTCAATCAAAGACAACCAAGGAAATGACTACTATCAAGTAGGACACCTGTCCGAAGACACGGTGTTTCAGTCTTTGCTTAACAGAGATGCCGACAATGACCTTGTAAAAGACAACATGATCGTCATTCCTGCCCCATACAGGTATATTGCTCAGACCAGCCTAGACACACGCCTGACGACTCTTACCTTTGGCGGCGGGTCGGCACAGTCTCTTGACGACGACATTGTTCCAGATCCTAGTGAATTTGCTGTGCCCCTGTTTGGAAAGCGCCAATTTTCTAGATTCACACTTAACCCAAACAACCTGCTACAAACGACCACGCTTGGAATCATTGCTCCGAACAGTACGCTCACAGTTACCTATAGACACGGTGGCGGATTGAGTCACAACGTTGGTCCGGGTGCAATCCGAGGCGCTAGC